TTTAAGATTTTGTATGTATCTGATATCATCGTAGTTTTACCTTTGTAATTTCATAGTTGAATTGTTCTTTCTAATCTTTATTCTTATATTTATGGTACTCAAAAAAAGGACTTATGAATGTTTCTTTTCTTTTCTTCCAAGCTTCTCTCTGTTTTGCTCTAGTTTCATCGGAAGCTTTTACCCCTTTTCGTGATTTACTCACAGCGTCTTTGCATTTTTGAGATTGTTTCTTACCAAATCTAGGATGGTCCTTACCAAACTTGCCACGATTAGGACCAACCCCACCATAGTTTGCATTTAATTCACCAATCATTTTATAGTTTTCATCTGCGTTTTGGGGTTTATCCAAGTCTAGTTCTTTGAGTCCGGGGAATAGGTCTTGTTCTGCGAAATAAATAGACATTGCTGATGCTCCTTTAAAGCGTTAGAGTGGGTGGGGCGGCAACCCGTGACCTACAACTATATTTATAACTATAATAGTTTTACCTTACTAATTTCATAGTTGAATTGTTCTGCATTGTATATGTTGATGCGTTCTTGAAAATGGTTAAGCGTAAAGTTAGGTTGGTCTCTAAAAGTTAGGTCATCTGCAATATCAAAAATCAAAACGGAATCCTTATTGTCCCCCTGACGCAATCCTCTACCGATACTTTGTAACACTCTAATTCTAGACTTAGACGGGCTTGCGAGCACGATGTTGTGAATGTTACGAATATTAATACCAGTACTAAAAGTTCCATACGACGCAATAGTGATAGAGTTTTTCTCCTTTTCAACAATAGCTCGTATCTCTTCTCTTTCTGTGGTACTTGTTTTACCATAGATGAAAAATACCTTTCGCATCCTATCATCAAATGTACCAATATTTTTTGCATCTTGAACTGTTTGGTGTAAGGGTTTCCCGTGTTTCTCAACTAACTGATACAGACATAATGTGTTGCCGGGAAGATGCATCAACAATCCAGCAAGAAATTGATTTCTACGTTCATGTTCGCCTAGAAATTGTAGTTCCTCTGCATAAGTCATTCTCTCTCGTATATTCTCATGCTTTAGAATAATGCACTTGATTTTAAGGTCAGCAAGAGATTTCTTCTCAATTAACTCTTTTGTAGTGGTAACTTTTTCAACAGGACCGAATAGACCTTCTAAAACAAGTTGGTGGGTCTGCGTCCCGTCTAGGGTGCCTGTAAGACCGAATCTGTACTTACATAGGTGTAACTTGGTCATGATACCAGTAAGTGATTTGGCCTTAAACATATGCGCTTCATCACCAATCACACAACCAAACTGTTCAAAATATTTCTTCGGCAACTTGTAGATAGACTGCCATGTAGAAATTACTACATCCTTCTCAACCTTACTTGAGTGACCTTGATATACCTTCTGACAGTATGTACCAGAGCTCCAACCGTAATCCCCAAAATCTGAATACATCTGTTCCACTAATGAAGTGGTAGGAACTAGTATCAAGGTCTTCAGTCCCATCATATGATAATAACGAACTAACGAGTAGATTATGAGTGATTTGCCCGAAGCAGTAGGAGAAATAAGAAGAGCACGATTTCTGGCAATACCATGATGTACTGCATCAATTTGGTAATCACGCACTTTAAGGGATTTACCTGCGGATTTAGGTTTAAGTGACCTGATGAAATCTCTAACAACCTGACGAACAATATCCCGCTCATTTTCAACTCCTTCTTCTAATATATAGTCAATCCTGTTTTTCTGACAGAATCCCTTTATATACTCAAGCAAACCAACGTATATCTCACCTGTAGCTGGGGAGAAGAGCCGTATCTTTCCATCCCACATTCGACTGCGATACATAGGCATAAATTTGAATCCGGGGACTTCAAAGGTGAAGAACTCTGTTAATTCTTGTCGAGTAGAATCTGTCATATCATCTAGAACTAAATAAACTTCATTCTTCTTTGATATACGCATTAGATCATACCAGCTTCAAACTTTTTCCAATCGGTGGCATTACGAATATCCCACCCACGATTGTCGATAGATTTGATTACGCCTTTGCAGTAGTCTACACATGAATCGTAGTACCCAATTTTATTTGAAATTTTAAGAATGTCCTCATCGGACTGAATGTACATTGTTAGGTCTGTCTTCATAACCCTAATGTCAAACGGTTTTGCAGCATACACTTTTGCATCTGCCTTACCGCCATAGTATTCCCACTTCTGACGATAAAGGAGTTGATGGTCAGTTTTAGCTTTGACTAAAAGTAATTCAAAGTCTGATTTGAAGTCCAACCACTTCCGTTTAATCATTTGATTTTTAAAAGATTCCTGATCAATATGTTCTAGATCAGTTATAGGAAGGTCTTCTCTTGCAGTTTTCTTTAGTACTTCTAAATCCATAATTACCTCATAATAAAAAAAGTGAGCAGTTTGGTTTCTCTCTTTGATATATTGACCCTGATGAGTTCGAACGAGTTGTCACCAGAAATTAAGTCTAAAGATTTGATAAATGTTAAAGCTTACCAAATCTGCTCACTCTTATTTATACGCTCTCAAATTTGTAGATTTGGTATTTGAATGTTACATCAGCAGTCATATACTCAACATCTGTCGCACCCTGTGTATAATCTAATCCACTGAGTGAAATCGGAAATACGTTCTGAAAATTTACGTTTAGAATTGGATTATTTTTATTTGATAAAATCATAAGAAATGCATCTGAGTACATTGCCTTATCAGGAGTTACATCACTAATAAGGTCAACGGGCGGTTCTGCACCTCCGCCCGGAGTGTTTGATGTCACATCTCTATGTGTTCTAAACTCTGACCTATTTGATGGAAATCCATAACCAGTAAGCCAATTGTGTAGAGATTGATAATTTTCCAAATACTCATCTACAATAAATGTGATAGTAAGGTCACCATATGTAAGTTTATCACCCATGATTGGAATGTTAACAAATGGGTTTGCAAAATCTACAGATGCGCCCTCAATGCCGGGCAAGTTTGCATTGATTGTGAAAAATTCTACCTTTGGTAATTGTTGAATACCAAAACGAAACTGAGTTGGACTTGCATAGTCTAACTGCTCTGGTTGTCTTGCAAGAGGGGATTGTGCGGTTGTCATTATGTCATCCTAACTAAGTTATTATGATCGTCAGTTTGAGTTAACATACCCCATCCTTTGATCCAATTGGCAGTTCTTTCCAATTCATCTTCTGGGATTGGTGCTGGTTCTACCACAACAATTCTACTTTCACGCAAATCTGAAACTGTTAATGTACCAATTTCTGGGTCTCTTACCTTATGGTAATCAATGAAATACTGCAAGTATTTTTTCTTGTCTGCGTTAATTCGTTTTACTGCTTCACATACAGCCCGATTGAATTTACCATATGTTTCTTCATCTACGTTATCAGAAGCAACTTCTGTCCCGTGATAAAATGCACTTGTAACAACTCTACATCCATTCTTTTCTGCGAGAGTTAAGTAGGGTTCTGTTAATGTAGTTGCTTCAATTACTCCAGACATCATTGCATCATAACGATGGCGAGAGCCATTCGGTGCGCTACAAAGAGTTATTTGATCCCGTTCAAGAAATCCTTCAAGCATATGTAATGCTAAGTAATGTGTACCAAAATAAAACGGAACACCTACCAACTTACCAGCAAGTTGTTGTGCAGTGTATACTTCTGATTCGGGTCTCACTACAAGACCAGCAAATGTAACAATTGATCTTCGTCCTATTTGTCGGCCACTTTCAATTCCAGAATCTTGAACACGACAGTAGTTGCCCCATTCGCAGGCGTTATACATATCTGCTTTGCCTTGCTCGAATAGTTTACCATGACTAGAATGTGGGTCAACTTCACTTGGGTCTTTAATATCAGTATTGATAGTTTTTGTGATACCCACTACATTTTCAGTTGGATCACGATCAACCCAAGTTATATCTATACCTTCTTCTGCAAAAAGGCCTTCGTTATAGGCAACAAGTTCAGACAAACCCTGAAATGGTGCAGTCGTTTCTAAATTTAGTGTCTCCATAATACTATTTATAACAAAAAAAGGGGAGAGCCGAAGCCCTCCCCCAAGTCTGTAAGACCCTTATTTTACATAAGGTTAGTGACTTTAACGCGACGATACCAAGCATTGGTGTTAGCATCCAGTGACGCATCGGTATTAACCGTGTCAGCGGCAGCAACCGCACCCGCACCAGCGAATGGGTTAGCAGCAAGACCATAACGGGTCTTGAAACCAATCT